AGAAAAGGTAGTAAAAAAGCGCAGACCGCCCGCGTTGTTGATGTTGACGTAAGCCGAAATAGAAGGCTCCACCACGCCGGAGGCCCATGCGCTGCTGGCAAAACACACCAAGCCGCGTGCGTCGGTGGTCGTAATGTCTACGCGGTCACCGGTCAGGATATTGTCTAACGATGTATTGAAACCGATGCGATCGAGGTTTGTGTTTACATCTGCTGGGTCAATACTGTCGGCAACTTCAATCGGGATGACGCCTGTATTACGACGCAGTTTTACAGAGCCGTGAATACCGAGAAATACCGTCATTCGATTACACCTCCGGCAATAAAATCGCCGTCAACCGTAAATTGAATTGGCACGGAAGTCAGTTCGCCCGTCGACACCGCCACCTGTGCCGAGGTGATGTAGGCGTAAAACTGGATGTTGTCGTTGGCGTTGGTGCCGACCTTCAGTTCCATCAGCACGCGGTCAGATTCGGCAACCGCACCAACCTTTTGGATCTTGCCCAGCAGTGCGGTGAACTGGCTGTAGTTTGCGGATTCACCAGTTTCAAGCCTGTAGTACACCAGCGTGGCGCTGCCCGTAGCACTTTTGATGCCAGGGACAAACGTATTGCTGGTGCTATCGACGGTGTTGGTGTTGATCAGTTCAACCGTCGTATCAAGCGACCAATCGCGGATCTTGGCGACAGGCTTCCCGTCCACCACCAAGGAACCGGAGCGACCTGTATAGAAGCCCATCAGACCGTGTTATGCGTAGTTTCAGGCTAGCGGATGGTAAATAGACCGTCGCTAAAGTCAGCAATCAGGCTTTGACCGGAGTTATCGCACGGATGCTCCACAGCCCGGACACTGACTTCGCCTTCCTCGTCCATCTGGACTTCAACCACGCGGAAGGTGCGCTTTGCCTTAGCAGGTGTCCCAAGTACAAATAGCCAGCCTTCGTAGCCGGCAAGGGAGCTAGCCACGTTGGAGCTGATGCTGGCGGTTGTGGTGATGACGCTTTGACCGTCCCTGTAAAGCAGCACGCTGTAGCTGCCGTTGGGGATTGCGTCAGCCAGCGGAATATTTAACGCGCCACCAGATTCAACCTGTCCGCTGTAGATGCCCTGCCATTCCTGCAAGCCGGCGTCAACGTAGATGTAAGCGCCAGGAGACAACGGACTGTCGGTCGGGAAGGTCTTGAACTCGATATTGCGGCGGATGTTGCGGCGCTGCTGGCACAACAACTTGGCGTACATAATCGCTTGGCTTCTGTTGGTGACGTACTGCGACAGGTCAAACGTCTGACGGATTGCTGTTGCTTCAGTCACGCCAACAAGGCTTACATCAACGCTGGCATTACGCGGAAACACGCCGTCACGTTCAGTGTTGCGATAAATCACCGTGGCGATCAGATCCTGAACGCTGCTTCCGTAATCAATAAATTCTTCCTTATAGGAATCCTCAAGGATGTTGCCAGCGGTGAACATGGCGCGGATTGGCACCGTGCGAGTGATGTTGCCGGCGTTGTCGCAGGGCACTGCAGGGATCAAAGTCTCCTTGCCGCCAATGCGTCCCAGTTCCAGCAGGCTGTACGGACCGACTTCTGCCCAGAATTGACGCCAGGCAGTCGGCTCAGCAATTACACCGTCAAAGAACAGGTTGTTGCGCTGGCAGAAACGCTTAGCCAGTGCCAGTGCGGGCAGATCAATGCCTTCAATCTTGGCGAACTGTCCGATGCCATCCACCGTGTCAAGGATGGTGTCTAGGAAAATTTCAGGCGCAAAGCTGGAGGCGGTGTTGGGCGTGGAGCTGTAACTGCCATCGTCGTTTAGGCGGCGTACCAGCCGGCCTTTATTGACGAACACGCTCATGGAACGCAGATCTTGTACGCCCTGACCGCTGTAGACGTTGAAGCCCAGCATCGTCAGGTTGTTGTACAGCTGCGGGTAGCTGCTAAACGCCTCGGTGGATTGCTCGGTGACAGCCTTGATTTCCAGCTCTGGACCATTGTCGAAGCTGAAGGCCAGCTGTGTATCAGAGCGCATGGAGAACAAACTCCATTCGTCAAGCTCAGACGGGTTGCGGTTGATTGGCGCTAAATAACCGTCGCGGTTGCGTAGCTTGCCGGTGAAAGTAAACGTGCCACCAGCAGGTCCGGTAATGGTTTGGACAGTTCCAGCGTTTTCGATGTAGGCAAAATCAGTGAAGCCGTACTGACGCATTTCGGCAGCAGTTTCAGCAATCGGCTCAAACTTAAATTGCCAATTGCCTGTGTTGTCGTCTGCGATGAATTTGAGCGAAATAAAGTTGTCTACGTCTGCGCCACGGCGGATAGTGAAAATGCGAGGAACACGGGTCCAGTCGCTACCAGTCCGGCGATACCAGACCCAGAAGAACATGGAACGCAGTTTGTAGCCGTTATCGCTTTCGTTGTAGTTTTTAACTTCGACTTTGCCGTAAAACTTTTGGCGGCCTTGCACTCGTTTGAAGATGCGTGCCTTTAGCGCAAAATCCACAACACGACAAGACGTGATTGTTTCGTAAGTAGCTTCCTCAATTTTGACTAAACACTTTGTATTAAAAAAGTCATTTTCAAGTTCCGGGTTATCTAAAACGGATTGGTAGTAAACGATGTCTGCTTGTTTTTGGACTATTTCGGTGCGCCAGGCATTATTGCGTGCTTCGGTAGCAGCAGTGTCGATATTGTTTGCGTCGCCGTAAAGCTGCGAAATTTGAGCCTGTAAATTTGCTTGGTCTTGCAGTATGCGTTTGCGATCGCTACGAAGATCGCCACGAACGGCAAACCCGTATTGACGAAACGCAAAATCAAGCTTGTTTGACAGGTTTTTTATTCTTTTGTTTGCATTTTTTCTGTCATTTTTTAGCCTGCTAATTTCGTCTTTCCAGCGATTTATTTGATTTCGGTTGGGGTTGGGCTTTTCGCGCTCGGTACCAAGATCTTCTTGTCGATCAACGATTTGATTGCTTATGTCTGTACGTAAATCGTACTGAGCATCTAGTCTGGCAGCAAGTGCCGATACTCGGGGATCAAAATTGTACGGCCCATCATCGCTAACGATTGCGTTAATTTCACTTTCTTCCCATTGCCTATCTCGGTAGTCCTCAATTTGACTAATAAGTTGGTTGATTTGATTTAGCCGTGTGTTGGCTGCGTCACCAATGCCGGGCTTAAGTACAGGCAGGCTTGTTGTTAGTAGCACGGTTAGCTCGTCAATGCGAGCTTTGGCGTTAATAATTTCGTTCTCGGCCTCTTCTTCGTTTTGTTTGAATGTTTTTGTGCCGTAGTCTTCCTCTGGGCATCGCCCCGATTCAATACATTCAATGTCAATAGTGGTGGCGTCGTTATCAAGCTCCAAGTCTTGGATTTGACCCTTAACGCGAAACTTGGCGCTTCCCAATTTGTAGGTGCTGGCAGCGTCTATGTAGCTCAGCAGTGTGCGACGCAACTCTGAAGCCGCTTGACGAACATCGCTTGCGCCGTTGCTAACAAGACCCCTAAATCGGAGCGTAAATACTGCCCCAACAGGTACAGGCGTTCTGGAGTTATCCAGTTTGTCCAGAGGCCAGTAAGTCTCGTGCCCGCCAAGCTCGATCCCTAAATCAGCGCGACGGTCAGATGAGCCTTTGTCATCTCTATCTAGGTAAGTGACATTGATCGGAATTGGCGCTGTGACGCCGCACCGTGTCATCGCTGACGGTGAAAACGCTTGGCTAAATCCTTCTGCTTTTTGCGCTCCAGTTAAGGCAGCACGGTAAACAAAAGCTGATTCGGGTTCGTTGACGCTAGTTGGGTCTGTGCCGCCACCAAGGCGCTTATCACTGAAACGCAGGATTCCGTTTTGACGTAAATAGAGCCAATACTTTTGAGCGCCAAACTGACGCAGGGTTGCTTGGCCAAAAGCTGTGCGAGCTACATCAATGCCAGCAGGATCAATGTTGGATGCGCCAAGCACTGCAGCCATCTGCATGAATTGACTGGAGCCAAAGCTGCTAACAGCAGACCACACCATTGAGGTGTTGACGCGAACGCCGCCCGTTGTGTTTTGGTCGGTGTTGCAATAAACCAGATTGACAGGATCGCCGTATTTGGCTAACTCCTGTGCGCTGTTAAATCCAAACCGCGGGGAAAATGCTTGGTCGCGTCTACGGCGTTGATTTTGCTGGGACGGAAGTTCTGGTTTGGGTGCCAGCAGTGCTGCGCCAACCTGAAACAGAACGCCAACAATCGTCAGCACGATTGCAACTGTTTCCCAGTTCTGCGGTTCTTTTAACTTGTCCGCAGGCAGGCGTGTGTGATCAAACTGAGCCTGTACAAAGTTCAGGTATTCCTGCTCGCTAATGCCCAGCTCAGCAATCAGCTGGTGTTCGTAGGGCAGTAGGCGGCGGGTCATTTGTGAAGCCTGAAGTAATGGCCGTAATCGGGTGGAAGCGGAGCCAGCACCACGCCGGATCTCTCGCTAATAAAAAGCACGTTGCCGTCGTCCATCACTGTACCCATGGCGCCGCCCTTTGTACCGGGCAGCAATACAACCGCATGGCGCTCAGGACCGTTTAGCCGTGTGCCGTTTTGTAGAAGCCATTTCGCCATGATTCGGCGCGGGAAAGTGTTGTCGGTATAGCGCTCGAAGTACCAGGCAAAATCCGGCGTGTGATCGTAGTAGCCAAGCCGGCGGCGAACCTCGGCGAACAGCAGGCAGCAATCGACCGTACCTGAACCATCGCCGGGGTAGGCGCCCCACGCACGCTTCAGGCCAATCAAGTCGTTCACCGCAAATACAGCTCGCTGTTGAGAGGCAGCGGGCCAACGTTTTCGCGTGTCAGGGTTCTGGCTGGAAAGGCACTACCCACGCTGTCAATCGCAGAGCGAAAACGGAGTTCAACAGTGGTTTCGCTGAAGCTGGCGCCAATGCCGACGTAGTAATCGGTCAACGCGGTAAGGATTTGGTCGCTGGCGTTTAGCCATGCGTTTGTGAATTGCAGTGCGCTCAGGCGGTTCCCGTTGGCTTGCTCCACCAGCCGCAGCACAACCTCTAAGTTCGGGAACAATACTTGCAGCGTTTCGTTATCGCCGTTCAACGTGGCAAGCGCACCAGATGCCTGAAACGGAGCAAAGCCGTAGGACTCGCTCAGGTACGAACTGCTAGCGCCAACGAAATAATTTTGATAGCGGTGAACGACACCACCAGCAGTTGTCAGCTTGAAATACTGTGCGATGCGGATTTCGCTCATCAGTAATCAAGCTCCCCGGCAAGGCTGATCGTCACCGTGTTGCGTCCTACGTAGACCGAACGCACTTCAGGCGGGCTGGTGTATTCCCACTTGATTTGCGTGGGCGATTGGATCTTGCTGGTTAGCGTTGCGTCCATCCCGGCAAATGTTTCGGCGGGCAAGGTAAACCGACTGAAACCGCCAGACGTGCCGTTGTAGTGGTCGATCAGCTGGGATGCCGCTGTGTCGGTGATGTTGGTGAAGGTCAGCTGCAGTTCGTAGCCGTAGGCGCGGTTGCCAAAGGCTCGCTTGACCGTGGCGCCAGACAAGGCGCGGTACACCTTTGTGGGGAACTGTCCAAGGCGGAAACTCCGCTCGGATGGTTTGATGCCTGGGAATTGAGCAGTCATCAGCGGAGACCCACGCGGCTACGGGTGCCAGGGCTTTGTTGCAGTTTATCCAATGTCATTGTCATTCCTCGTTTTGCTCCGTCACTGGCGGCTTGACGGCGGGTGGCTGCCATGGCTTGCTCCAGCTGATCACGGCTGACGTACTCAACCCCGCCGATGTTGGTGCTCTGGAAGCTCATATTGAGCACTGGTGCACCGCCTCCGGCAGAGCTGGAACCCATGGCTTCGCGTATATCTTTTGCGGGCACAACACTTCCCGTTGCCCCAGGGACAAACAGCTCAGGACCTCTTTCTCCCACTACATAAGGACGGTTTGCAATCGCATGACCGCCTTCGGCATAACCAGGAATACCTCCGAGCATCGGTACACCAACGCCATTACCTAAGCCAAGCCCCGTGCTACCTAATGCGCCAGCGCCTTCCAAACCAGGAAGGTTCATGGTACCAAATGTATCGACACCCATTTTTCCGCCAAAGATGTTACCTCCTCCCAACCCTGCGAATAACTTAGCGATGCCAATTGCAATATAGGTAGCAATCATTTTTGCGCCCTCGCTTGCGAGAATTTGACCGACGCTTTGCATCAAATCAGCAAACACCTGTTTGACTGTGTTTGCACCTGTGACCAGACCAACGATTCCGTTGGTAAGGGCAGAACCGACAGCATTACCGATGCCCTGGGACACGCTTACTGCTGCTAATTGAAGATTCTCCAGCTCTTTAACAGAGTTCTTTATGAACTCTCCGATTTCGTCGCTGCGGAGAAAACCTTTTTCCCAGTCGACGCCTTCCTGTAAAGACCGGAAGGTTTCTTTGTAGATTTCTTCGATATCACGCTGTAGTTCGCGCTGTTTATCCAGCATCTCAAGTTCCGCGTCCTTTAAACGCACAATTTCTTGCGCTCGAATTACGGCTTTTTCTGTTTCGTAATTTGCGTTAAGTAAAGATTTAGCTGTGTCACGGTTGATGTCAGCTACTTTCTGGTCATATTCCAAGCGTATAGCTAGTTCCTTATTTCCTTCAAAAAGAGCATCGCGTATGCCGTCTTGAGTGACGGACATAAGTTTCATGGCGTTTAGGTCTTCCTGCAGAGTGGCTGTACGGTCTTCTGGCGGCTTGGGGCCTTTTGCGCCGGCTGCGCCTCCACCTGCAAGTTGGCTGGGCGCGTTAAAACCTGCAAGTGGTGCTCTTGTTAATCGCTCAGGAACAGGTGGTCCAAACTGCTGCGGTCTGTTGCGGCCAGCACCACGTATTTTATCGATTAAAAATCCTACCGGATTAAGTACAGCAAGTGCATTTTTAGCAAATTCAATAATGCCGCTATCCAGTACAGGTAGACTCTGTGCTGCCCCAATAATTCCGTACTGTATCTCTACAAATTTGGCGGCTACACCATCTAAAGCTGTGCCTGCGATACGTGCGATTTCGCCTAAACCTAGAATAAATTCACTTGTACCTTTAATTAGTTCATTAAACATTGATGTAAACGCCGCTTGAATACGCGCGGCTACTTCTTGTAGCTCAGTACCAGTAGAGCTAAATGCTCCACTGGCAGTTTGCGCGGCTTGTGCGGCTGCTTGGGCGATTTGGTCGTAGGCTTTTTGGAAAACGTTTTGCTGTTTAGTCGCTACTTTTTCGCTGTTGTTACCTAGTTCGACGAGCGTGTCGAGAAGCGTTTGGACGGAGATATCTCCGTCTTTAGCCATCTCAAGGATGGCGCTTCTGCTTACTTTGTACTTGTCGGCTAAGGCTTGTTGGACATTGATACCTTGGCTTGTTAGTTGATTAAGAATTGCTTGGCTTACTTTGCCTGATTCCAGTGCCGATGTAATTGCGTTACCTGTTTTCTCGAAAGAGCCTCCGTACAGTTCGGTGAGGCGTGTTACAAGCTGGATAGCTTTTGCCTGATCCTCTATTTCTAGTCCGACGCCGCGAATGTTTTGGATGACGGCGGTAAATTTCTCTACGTCTGTATTAGCAACTTTGAAAGCGTCAGAAAGTTGTTTTGTCTGCTGTGTAGAGAAGCCGATATCCTCTCCCAGTTGTTTTACGGCTTGACCGCGACTGGCAATATCGCCAAGAAGGGTGCCAAGCAGCGAGCCAGCAAAGCTGCCGCCTTGACCAGCCAGACCACCGACAAGACCACCGATAGCACCGCCTGCTGCTGCGCCACCGCCTTGTCCAAACAACAGCGGAAACGAGCCGCCAATAATTGAGCCGCTGATGGCTCCACCTAAGCGTTTGCCGATACCTTGACCTCTCCGTGCAGTTCCGCCGGCTGCAGGAGGTAGCGCAGGACCTTGTACGCCAAAACCTGCGTTTGTAATCCGCTGTCGCTGTGCAGCAGCATCAGCTAAACGTTGTCTTGCCGATGCACTGGCAGCACCTTCACTACTTCTAATAGCCGCAGCTGTACGTTGAGCTTGAACAGTAAGTTCTATTGCGACTTCCGTGGCTTCTTGAAAAAAGCGGTTCCAGCTGCTTTTAATGTTTATGGTTTTAGCTGTTGCTGTGGTTTGTAGTTCTTGACCAACTTGTGCTGCTTCTTGAAAAAAGCGGTTCCAGCTGCTTTTAATGTTTATGGTTTTAGCTGTTGCTGTGGTTTGTAGTTCTTGACCAACTTGTGCTGCTTCTTGAAAAAAGCGGTTCCAGCTTTGTTGGATTTGACGCCCTTTTACCATTGCCGGAGGCAAAGCAGGTCCTTGCTGACCGTAAGGCGCTGTGCCCGCACTAACGCGTCGCTGATTAGCTATTTCTTGTGCTACAAGAGAATTTTGGCGTGCGCGGGCAGTGTTAGCTTCTCCTAAGGCACGCACATATTCACGAATTGCTTTTGTTTCTGCCTGTGTTCCAGCCCCAACCATGCGCAAAGATTGCGCGGCTCTATTTAAATTATTGGCGTAATTTTGAATGTTTTGGACAAGAGAGCCTCTTGCGCTTACAACATCGTTAAGACTATCTACAGCACGAGCTGTTTGATTGATGCTGCTGCGTAGTTGCTCAAGACTTCTTGCACCTCTTACGCCGATTTCAATATCAGCTCTGTAGGAGGACACAGCGCCACGTCACACTCTGGTACTTCAGTTTACGCGACAAAAAAGCCGCCGGGTTAGCGGCGGCGTCGGGCCTTGTCCATTTCCTTTTGCTGGTCTTCGTTCAGGATTTGGAAGTAGGCGCTCCAGCCGAGTAATTCCTCGGCGGTCATGGTCGTCCGAACTTCGGTAAGAGTTAGGCCCAGTTCCTTGGCGACGCCAAATTGGAGCATGAGCCAGTTGTCTTTGCGGAGTTCGGCGCTCAGGATTTTGGGTCGATGGGCTCGGCGTCGTCGGTCAAGATCGCCAGCATCAGCTGTTGGAGATCTTTGTCCTTCACTTCGTTCTTCAGCACATCCACCTCACCGACGCTGAACAGCTTGGCGCCGGATTCATCGAGAGCCTTGGCGATCAGCAGTTGGAGTGCGAAAGCGTTGGCGTCGTCGGATTTGGCTTGTTTCTGGGCGCGTTCGCGCTCAGCCATCGTCAGCGGTGCCACCCACATTTCAAATTTGCTGCCGTCAGAGAGTTCGACTACTTTTTTAACCGGCTCCAAGTTGGCCGCTTTACGCAGACGATCAATGGCGCGAACTGGAATTGAGGCAGGCATAAAATCCTGTGGGTTTGGGTCTACTGTAGCGGACTAGACGTAAAAAGCCCCGGCTTGGAGGCCGGGGCTGCTGAACTGGCTATCCCAGACAAGTATCAGGACTTGGAGAAGTCGAAGGTCGGGGTGCCAGCAGGGCGGAAGTTGACGGTCACCGATTGGGCGTCGTCAGGGTTGATGTTCAGGCTGGCCGAAGTCAGCACTGCATCGAACGAGATGGAGCGGCTCAGGCTCTCGCTCAGGTTGCCGCCGCTAAATACGCGATCGGTGTAGAGCTTGAAGGCGGCGCCGTTTTGCTGGCGCTGCAGCACGTCCTCAATCATCCGGTTGGACAGGGCGGCGTCCTCATCGGTCATGTAGACCGTTGCGGTGCCAGTGCCATCGCCGAAGCCGCTGATGTAGCTGCGGAAGGGCACGTACTGACCAGGGGTTTGACCGATGGTGGTGACGTCGATTTCAGCGCGGCTGATCTCGAAGCTCCAGTCGCGGACTTGGCCGACAACGGCGAAGTCGGCGTAGTACACCTCAAACTCGTTGGGAGCAGCCACGGTACCATCGTCGGTGATGGCCAGGATGGTGCCGCCGGCAGAAGTAGATACGGTGAGCGCACCAGTTGCAGCGGTGTAGCTCAGGACGTAATAGGTGGTGGCGTCAGAGATAGGCGCAGGCAGGGTGCCGGTGCCGGAGCCGCCGGTTTGGCTGTTCACCACGCGGAATTTCACCGGGTCGCCTGCCTTGAAGTTCAGGTAGGGG